CTGAACCCAAGCCTTTTATTTATTTGCTTGCTGAATACGATATTTGACATTGGCTGCATACTGTTGTCTGCACAAAATACCTGATAACGCTTGTAAACATCAGCGGTTGGTTCATTCTCAATTCTGTCAACACCTGTATCATTGATAAATGCAAGGATAGGGTTGTTTTCTTCTTCATATTCATCCAACTGGTTCTGAACCTTGTCTGACTTGGTGAACCCGTTATTGATGATGACCCTTTTCAGACCTTCCACACCTA